AGGTGGCGTTATCGCTTAAGACCGTTCCCGTAGGTGGGTACACCAGCGTGGTAAGTTGGGTATTGCCCTTGGTATTTTCTACCGCCCCTATCTCCGAGTCCTCAGTGGAACCCATGCGGATATTCTCAGCGTTGATATACTCTCCTTGGGGAACAAGACGCTCGTCGACGCTCTTGTTCATACGCCCCTTGATGAAGTTCCTTACCAGATTTGACATTACTTAATCCACTTATCGCGACCACGCATATTCATCAGCAACCGACCCGGATGGATATTGCTTACACGAATCTTCGCGTTGCGCAACAAAGCACTCTTTTTCTTTAAGGCCCTCCTAATTACGTACTCCTGTACGCCCAGCTTAGCGTCAAGGATAGCATATTGAATGTACGCATACACGTAGTCCTCAAACATCTTGTTTACGCTAATCTCAGAGTTGTCTCCCGACTCCATGCCATCGCTGACATACTCAAGGATACAAAGCTCATTAGCCATGCCGCTGCTGAAATTGATGACGCCACCCTTCTTGTTGATGCTGAACGTAGGGTTGGCGTTAGCCGTCTCGGTATTGAGGCCATACCGCGCTCCGATAGCCCAGTCGAAATACCAACATCCCTCGTAGTAGTACCCCTCCTCTCCGTTTAAGGGGCTGTTCTCGTTGAGGTATATGCTGCGGTTGGTTCCGGCAATGCGGTTGACATCTAGGGTCGAGTCTTGGGGCCTTAGAATCTGTCCGTTCTCGTCGAAAAGGATACGGCAGTTGTTATCCTGTAGGTACGCAGAGCTCCAGTTCGTCTGGATGTTCTCTGTTAACGGTCGAAGAACTCCGTCCTTATACAGGGAGATACGTACCCAATTGACATAGTCTTGGGGGAGCACAAAGCGAAGTGTATCACACACGTCAAGCTCGAGAACCTTAATCTCCTTGAGCGCGTCGTAATTCAACTCCTGTATAGCACGCTTGGCATGAAACAAGACCTTGTACCGCTCCTCGTTGTTGACCGAAGAGTGGTTGCCACTATACATCAACAGGAAGTTGTTGACGATGTCCTCTAACGAGACGTACTGGTAGCTGCCCCAATTGGCATTCTCGGGTGCGTTACCGTCGTTCTCGTAGTACTGATAGTCTGTGATGTACGCCATTACTGTTTGCTTTGTGCCTCTTCGTTTTTGGCAAACCCATACACATCAGCCTCGCGGATACTAATACCTGCCATCTGCAAGATGCGATACACCAATTTAGGCTCGTCGTCAATCGGTAGCTCAAAGTCTTGGTAGTCTCCAGTTTGAGTAAACACCGGCTCACCGTTGCCAAGGATTGTATATGTCCACTTAGGGTCAAAGGGGTATCGGATATACTGGGCCTGAACATCTCCCGCCGCATCAAACGTGTTTGGAAATACAGTAAGGGTATTGCCCTGAACCACATACGCTGGATACTGAGCGGACGGCGCAGTTAAGTTTGAGTTGTTGAGCATTGTGATGCGGCTGTGACTAACGGCAGAAGCTTCAGCAGAATACACGCCATTGTTCAAACAAAGCACCTTGTTTAGTAGGTAGTAGTCGTCACCCGTAGTTGCAAGGGATGGCACACTAAACGTATTAGAAATGGGGCCACCCTGTTGAGTAAGGACATTGGTGACAGAGAAGATGTCGATAGACTCCTGAATGCTTTTGTTCATATCGACGTAGTCCGTGCCCGACATACGGGCGTTCTCTGCGTTGATAGTGTTGTTGAGGTCGGTAAAGTATCCCTCAAAAATCTCTAGCTGCGCCTGCTTAGCAAACAGGTTGAAGTCGGAGGGAGAGACGTAACCGTAGTTGTTCTTGTTCAGAATCGACAAGACCGTATTACGCACGGAGTTAATCATTCCCTAAAGATAGCGCCAAACGAAAAAGCCACCCGAAGGTGGCTTTCTCTGGTAGTAAGTGATACCGATTATTAATTGAATAAGAGGTCCCAGCCATATGAATCTTCAATCATGGCATTTGCAGTAGGCCACGGAGCGCGGAGCACCTCCGAAACAGCATTCATAATAGCCGCCTCAAACTTAGGCTGAAGCGCAATCACGTCTTCGGCACTATTCAGCACTTCGGTAAGTGGGTATAAGGAATACTGGTCACCGTTGCCCATAGCAATATCTGCGTAAAACTCGCCATCGCTTGTTTCGAAGGACCGATAAAATTGAATGCCGCTAATGTAGTTTACCGGGATTGCCGAAATATCGCCTTGCTTGTATACCAATATATCGTTGTTTGTTTGCATAGGCTTATCTACCGTCATTTCTGCATAGCCCGCATCAACATCGATAGTGATATCTAAAATGGTAGCCACAGCAAGGTTTGCTACGGTTTTGTTCTGCTGTCCTACAGACTGAATCCTGTCACCAACCTTATATGTAGACCACCATTCTTTTGCGGTAGCCAAATCTGTGGTCGAGACGTAGAAGGCTACGGCAGGAAGAACAATACTAAACCTCTTTAGCTCAGTAGTTCCTCCGATAACAGTAGTAGAAAAAGCACCGCTGAGGGTGAGCTGAGTCTCGCTATCTACACTCACGACTTCAGCCCAACTAGAAGAATTCTCCGGGTTGAATACAATGTATCCGGGTTGAACGTTTGAAGTAATGAAGGTAGAGGCGTTTGACACTAACTCAAAGGTGCTGGTATCAAATGAGTTCCACGTTGCAACACTCACAAACATGTTGTTCTCTACGTTTGCTAGTTGCCGAGAACGGGGGATTGAAATCGTCTTCATCAGAATGGGGAACAATAAGTTTGCTGAGATACCGCTGCTAAGCTCTGAGGGTATTCAGGTTTAATAACGACCTGCTCGGGAGAAGAGGTAAGGACGTTACTGACGTTCCTATTCAAAAACTTAGTGAATCCGTAATCAGAATCAGCTAACACGTCGCCCTCTCCGCCTGTTGGATAAAACTCAAGGTAGGCGCCAGTAAAAGAGCCTGAGGGAGAAGTCCCCATATAAAGATGCCTATACATAGATATATATTCGGCATCCTCGCTATCCTGATAAATCTCCATGACGTTACTGAAGTTCACGTATGTGCGATAGTTGTCAAAGGAAGTGTCAGAAGGGTCGTAACCTTCATAAGAGACGAAAGGGCCTAAAAACTTAGCACTCATGATTGCGTTGTAAGGTTTGTGATTTTGAAAATCGGGCTAGGCTCCACCACTTGAATAGGTCCTGAAACGCTATTGAAAGAAAGCAGCGCATTGGAGATATAGGCCGAAAGCTCATTCACACTGGCGGCTCCTCCACCAACACGAAGCTCACCGGCTACATTCCATGCTAATTGACTCGCAAAGGTGCCATAGAAACCAGAGACTTGAAAGGCTCCGGTACTCAGAGCGGGTAGAATACTGTCGGTATTAACCAACTTCTGATACGGGGTTCCGTCAGAAGGTTCGACGGTGAAAGAAATTAACCTATCCATAAATCAAATGTACTATTCTGAAATTAAAACATCGAGGGCCCGAAGGTGGTCGAGTCCTTCGTCACTAAGTAGATAGGACGTAGCCAAAGCCACAGGGTCTTCACCGAAAGGAATAGTCACGAGTTTCTTTTTATTCGTAGGCCCGTTGAACCAAATCTCCGTCTTGTTGCGGCGGAAAGAAAGCAGGTTGTCGTCGAAGAATCTCTGAATCTTAGACTGCAACTTCAGGTCGGGGTCGTTGACCACACGAAGGAATGTCTCTGGGTCTCGGCGCACATAGATGAGCATATCGCGACGCAATTCCGACGTGGTGATACGAGATGGGTCGATGCCAAGGAGGATGCGAGAGACGTGCTCAAGGGCTTCGATGTTCATGTTTTTGCACTCGACCAAGGCGTCTACCTCAAGGTTAAGCTGCTCAACCTCAGCGCCAGCGTCGCGCTCTTCGTTGACCTCTTCATACTTAACACCATTCATAGGATGGTAATGAAGGAACTCCTGCAATACAGGGTTAGTCTTTGGTACGCTTAAAAATCCGTCTTCGAATACAATGGGTTCAACAACGGCATTTCCGTCCTGCTCATCTTCGAATGGAGTTTTTTGATTCCGGGCGTAACGCAAGGGGCGGTTCTCTCCGCGCTCTTCGTCCCAATAAAGAAGTGGGTTACGTGAATTTCCACGACCGGGAATCATAAATGCGATAGGGGTATTCTTCCGCTTCAGTCGGTATACTTTGTTTTTCATAATAATTTATTTGAGGGTGGATAGCGGGGGCGCCCATTGCGCCCCCAATACCCGGTTAGAATTAGTCTTGGAACAAGAAGAAGTTGTTCGCTCCCATAGTGCAGACTGCGCGCTCAGAGAGGTAGTTGACTTCCATCGCGTCGAGGTCGCTGGTAGCAGCACCTCCGGCAGAACCTGTAATCCAAGTCTTATACCGGCGGTCCTCAGTTTCAGAGGCGCGGTAGCGGACGTGGAGGAACGGACGCTTGGCGTTCTTACCCAACACTTGGTCGTAGACCGTAGTGCTTCCAGCAGGAACCATCATGCCGTTGATGCCGCCAGAAGCGAGACCACCACGCATAGTTGGGTCATTCAAGTACTTCCAGTCAGACTTGTAGAAGTCGTAACCACGGCGGAAGCCCGTGAAGCCAAGGTTGAGAGCCATCTGCTCGTCGTTGTCGAACAAGCCGTAGCTCGTACCACCAGCACCGTAGCTGTTTTGAGCAGCCAACATATCGTCGATGGCGAACCCGAAGTCACGGTTAACGAAGATGACGTTCTCCTCGATAGCACCCTGCTTATCCAAGCGAGAGATGATTGCATCGAAGTCAGCCAAAGCAGCGGGGATACCGCCAGACCAGACGTTGCCGCGAGTCTCGATGGTATAGAAGATACCGTCGGTGCCCTTGAAGCCAGCAGTCGCCGCACCTGAGCCGGCACCACCTACGTCAGCAGGAATAGCCTCCAGCATAGTAGTCTCGAGATAATCGTCGAAGCGGAGACGGGTCTCGTGCTCGGACTTCATGTACCAGAGGTATCCGTTAGCACCGTTCTCGGTGGTCACTTCAATCCATCCAATCTGAGCCATGTCAGAACCGTTGACCGCATACTTGTCCTTCATGATGACTGGACTGCACTCAAAGATTTCGTCCTCAGCTTCGAGGGAACCGTCCATTCCGTTCGTGCCCTTTGAGAACTCAGAACCGTAGATGAAGATGGTAAGGTTAGTGTCCGCAAAAGCACCCGCAGCACCAACGTATCCAGTAGCGTCATAGAAAGCCACAGTAATCCGATTGTTTGCAAGGTCGACGTCGGTGACAATAGCCTTGTTACTTCCGGTACCGTTGTTCTGGTCAATCATAACCGTCTGTCCAACGCGGATAGCGATGTTGTTCGCCGTATGGCCTCCAACAAATCCGTTAGCGTTCAAGATGTCATTGACCTGAATAATAGCGGTGGGAGCTGCCGAAGCCGCAGTAGTTCCACAGCTAACATACTTGGTGTGGAGGCGACCCTGCTCAGCCCACTTAATGAGGTCTGAATTGGATGGCAACTCCGCGCCCACCATACGGAGGAACGATGCTACTGTGCGATTACCAT